GCTTTTCCATTTCTACGCGCTGGTCATACTGTACGCTTTCCTGTTCGTCCTTAGACAGAGCTAAGACACGACCCGCCAGATCTTCGAAAGCACCCTGGCTAATCCCATTTTCTTTAGCCCAATCCTGATATACGGCGACAGTCGGATCTTCAGAGTCCAAACCCTGATCCGAAAGTGCAGATACATCATACTCTTCCGGTGCTTTATGTTTGCCGGACTTAAACTTCTTTTCAAGCTCCGCATAGCTCTTTGCAAGCTTTTCAACATCAGGCCCGTCCTCATCCCAAAACTTTTCTGGATAGTATTCTGGACGCTCTAATGGTCCATCATCATTTGCAGCCTTCTCTTCACCTTGAGGCTGGTCGTGTACCGCAACAGGTGCATCCTCTTGAGGAGCCTCTGGTTCTAACACGTTAATCATTGGGCCATCAGCCGCTACTTCTTCTGCCATTGCTTCAGCCATTGTTTGACCTTCCTATTCTTTTTTCAATCATGCGGACCATTTCAGCCATGCCTGTTCTGACATAACCGAAACTCGCATCTTCTCCAGGAAACCAAGTCGGTTGCTCAATCGTAACACTGCGCAAATGACTTAGTACGCGCTGCCCCTCAGTAGTTTTAAAGACCTTGCCGTATAGGATATCTATATCTGCTGCCTTTGGGACTTCACTTGTTGCTTGGGTTAAACCTTCCCACCCATCGGGTGAACTCATTGCATTGCCTCCATTGTTGCTCCACCGTCATCAGCAACCTGTGGCCCTTGTTCTGCCATCGCTTGTTGCTGCATCTGCTGCATCATCATCTCTTGCTCTTCTGCTGTAGTGAGCAATTCCTGCTTGATGTTCATCTTGCTGGCAATGAATGCAGTGATCCTTGGGATCGACAACGCCATCTGACCTTGTGGACCTAGAGAGTTTGCAATCTGCATAAACTGCACAATGTCGTTTACCTCTTGAAGCTTCTGGGCCTGGGCCAAAGGAGCAACGGGCGTCACCTTAACCTCAACACCATTCACCTTGAGCGGTAGATCAATGTAGCCAGCCTGATCCATCACATAGAGAATGCGAGAAACCAACGGGATCATTGTCTCGTCAATCAATCGACCAAAGGCAGAACCAAGGTTAGACGCAAGCTCACGGGATCTTTCAGCAATCTCAGTAGCAGAACGAGCCGACATATTGTCAGGTGGCAACGTATCATCCATCAAGATCTTTTTGATGCTCATGCGCAGATCATTCATTACAATCTGGCTTGTGTTGAAGTCACCGGCGCGTGGTAATGGTGACAAGGATGGACCCTGTGCGCCACCGTTACGGGCAACGCCAATGATTGCACCAGGCTGGATCTTTACGTTTTGAGGGTTAAGAACCCCGTCATCAGCAGCCGTGTAGACGCCAGAGATAGACAGTGAAGCATTCTTCAGCACTAGCTCAACAGTCTTGTTTAGCGTTTTGATATCAGCGATTGCTGTAACCAATGGGCCACGGCCATAGATTTCACCGGCAACCTTCATGTAACGAGCGACGATAAACGGAGAAGACTTCATAGTGCGGTAGACAAGCTCTTGCTTCTTGCCAGGCCAGATAACGTGGTAGCAGTAAATGCCCAACTCATAGTCATAAATCACAGCATCAAGCAGATCTATCTCTTTGGATGGAGACTGCGATATTGCTTCAGCTAACTCTGGAGTCATTTCCACGTCTGGAAACTCATTCGGTATCGCTTCGCACTTCATACGCATTTTGCGATATACGTTATCGACGTTACCAAAGGTGCCTTCTTCGATCGAGACAAGGTACTGGGGGATAGGCGTAAAGCGAATAGGCGTAGCCTCATCACCAGGTGTAACCATCATCACGGCCGTACCAACGCATAGATCCAGTAGGAACTCGCCCATAGCCAGATCAAAGTTAGTCTGGCGCATTACCTCAAACATCCGCTCAGTATAAGCGTCGAGTGCAGCTTGAGCCTGTGGCTCTTGCTCTTTCGGAATGCCACTACCTGCCTCTAAACGACACCAAGCCTTTTGGGGCGGGAACAAGCCGGCTTGGATACGGTTGGCAAAACGCTGCGTTGCAGAGATAGCAGTGGAATCAAACACACGGCCCATCTTACGTTGACCGGCTGTGCCGCCATCATAGTTGCCGTCATACATATTCCGTTGCGGCAGAGCGAACTCATAGCAATCCTCATAGATAGAGCGCCATTGATCCTTGCGGGATTGGGCCTTGGCCTCACGCTCCATGATATCTTTTACGTTTAGCCGAGCCATTTACTTATCCTTTTTTGTGACGGTTAGCGAAGTTACGCGCTGCATCAACAGATCCAAAACCCCATGCTTTCAAAGCTAGTGCCTTGCGGGTGGGTTCACCCTTGTCATCTTTCATCGGTCCCTTCATACCAGCGAACCTAGCAGCAAAGCTAACACGCCGAGGATTGGTCCCTGTCTTGACGGGAGCCTTTAGATTGCCCCCATCTTTTCTTTCAAAGTGCTTACGGCCAGCCTCATTAAGACCACCCGCAGCGTTTTGATGTGCCTTCTTAACCATGAGATTACTTCTTGGCTTTAGGCTTTGCAGACTTCTTTGGAGCCGCTACCTTTACCGGCGCAGCTTCCTTTGCCACCACTGGCTTGGGGCGATTGTGAATGCGAGTGTCAGATTTAATTTGAGTCATGTTACGCCTCTTAGGTAAAAAGAAGTTTCATTTTCTTGGCCATAGTCCCAGCAGCTTCATACTTCTTGCGAAAAGCCTGTCCCTTTTTCTTTCGAGCAGCAAGCTCTGCGGCTTTCTTAGCAGCAAGCTTCTCAGCAGCAGTTGGAGCGCGTGGGGCGGGGGGCCGGTTAAGTAAGTTGGCAGGAATATCATTGTTGAAGCTGTCCATCATCGCTTGATTAGCAGCCGCTCCACTTGAACTCTGATTGACACTAACAGGGCTAATGGGGCTGTATGGCGATCCATCATTGTTATATTTTCTTTTAATCTGCGCGGTGTCCCTCGCCAACTTTAGGATGGTAAAAAGCATTACTGACCACCTCCCAAGTTAGTAGTAGTAGCTGGCTGATCCGGACCCTCCATACGAGCAGGAGAAAACAACAGTCGCAAACCACCGGTACGGCGCAAACGGCGGCGTCTTTGAGCGCCCCTCATCTGTGTCCTCTCGTCAGACTCAGCCCGTTCTTCAGAACGAGCCGAAGCAGCAGATGCGTTACTTACAGCTTGAACTTCCGCTGGCTTCTTTGCTGGGGCAGATCCACCGCCAAATATTCCGCTCATATTAAAACCTCGCCATCATATAGTAGTCGGCCCCATCCGGACCATACTTTCTCATAACACTTTCTACCTCAAAACGTAGTGCTTTGGCAAACCTAAATGCGGTATCGTTATTGACGTTTACGCACATTTGAAGCCTTCTTATGTCATAATCTCCGATTGCAGTATCGCTTAACATACGCGCAGCCCTTATAACCGATATCGCATGGCGGTCTATCTCTTGTCCAGGGATCAACCACATCTCTGATACGCCATCCCAGAATGGTCTAATGCCAAAAGCTGCTATGACCTTGCCCCTACCGATACCAGCCCAGCTTGTTCCAACTGCCGCATTGTCCCAGATGTAATCAATATAGTTTGGAATCACGTCTACGAAATCGCTGTTCTCTTTTTTAAGCCTTATCCTGGTAAGGTGATCGTAAGTTAGCGGCACGATATGCTCATCGTGGGCCATTCTTACTTGAGGGAGTTGAACCAGCGCCATCAGAAAACGTCGAAGTCTGTGCTGGCACTGAATGTTTGGCCACCGGCAAAGCTATTTCCGTAGGTTCCACGCCGCAATCTGCGCTGCTCACCACCACCCAGCATCAAATAACCGAAAGCATCTCCACAGTGGGAGTGTTCATTCTTTACCGGCGCGTCTTTAAAGCGATCTTGCCCAGCGCCCATTGATACACGCTTGAAGAAATAGCCACCGCTCAGAGATTTTCGCAACCGCAAGCACTTCTTGCTCACAAGCAAACCTGGCTTACCACCGACCAGCCGGTTCATAGGCGCGGCAGCAGCTTCACGTCTTACATTGAAAGCGTTGCTATCTGTTGGTTGCGCCCGAAACCCAATAGATTGCAGGTGATCGAACGCTGTAACCTCATAGATCTCGTCGCGTTTGTTACCAGCAGGATCTCCCCAGATCTGGACTTCAGCCTTATTAAAGCTTGCCGCGATCTTGGCTATTAACTCCTGCCCGAAACGCTCAAGGCCCATATCAAACGTGACCAACTCATCGAGTATCTTCCACGCACCACCGGATGTTCGCTGCCCAAAGATAGCAGCCGGTGTTAAACCAAAGTCAACGCCGATCTGTAGCGGGTATTGTGGGTCATACTTCACATCAGTAGACATCATTTCGTCGTCATACTCAGGCCACACCGGTCTGCCCTCTTGGACAAACGTGTACTTGCCTTCAGCGTAGCAGCGAATCCAATCGGCATTCTTGCCGCCCAGCATCTGTTGGTAATAGCCATCAGGTAAATGTGTCTTGTTCTCAGCAGACGGATTAACCATCCACCACTTACCGCCAGAAAATACAAATCCATTCGCTTCTGGGTTTTCCGGCAGATCCTTTGCCGAGACCTCAAGCACACCACCAGGCTGTCTATGAAAAGTCCACGGGAAGCGACCACCGATCGGGTTCTTCTCAGCAAGCTCATGCCACCAGTGATCCGCATCTGGCGGGTTGGTGTCCATGATAATGCCGTACCAAGACGCACCACCGTCTGATTTAGTAGGATAACGACCCACACGGTGAGTCAATCCGTCGATCACAGCCTTCGGAAGCTCCCTAGCTTCGTTCACCCACGCGCCGGTAAGCTCAAGTGACAACAGCTTTCGCACATCTTGCGGCGTAGAAAGAGCCATGAATATAACTTCGCAGTCAATTCCAGGTGCGTTATCGCGTGTTGGCAGCTTTAAGTGGTGGGTAATTGGCGGTTGCCAGCGCATTGACCCCCATACATCCTCCGGAAACAACTCCTGCCACGTCTTGATCGTCGTAGTGCGTAGCTCCGGATAGGTGTTGCGAACGATAACAAACCGAGAATACCGGATACCGTCACGCGGAGAAGGCTTTTGCTGCACAGCCTTGAGCATTATCTCAGCAGCACAGCCGTAAGACTTCCCAGATCCAACTGGACCCATCAGGCCACGAACAAAAGACTTGTCATGCAGAAACTTCCAAACCGTAGCAGACTTAGAAAAGTCCAGGTTCATGCTTGGAATGCTACTCATCTTCAACCTCATAGCCCGTAGACATATCCGGACCCTTCATATTGATCCCAATGATCGAAGGCTTGTCCACATTGCTCTCAACATCTAGCAATCCACTCGCTTTAGCTAAGACACGCAGAACACTCACCTTGTCGAATAGCTCAATGGTTGTGCCATACTGACCGACCGTAACCTTCTTAATCGCAGCCAGAGCCTCATCAGGGATCTCCTCAATAGGCTTAACAGCACCAGTATGCAGATCTATGATATCAGTAATACGGGCCGTACCCATCGCAATCAATTCAGTCGCAACAGCTTCCTTGTTCTGAGCCAAGGTCTCCGATCGACCGATCCGGCGCTGCAACACTCGCGCACCACCGAACCGACCAACAGGCGGGATAGGTTTTATCTTATCCTCTTTTTTCCTAGACATTAGAACGGAATCGAATCGTCCAAGGGCGCAGCAGCCGGTGAAGATTGCTGGGGACGTGAACCATCATCCTCAAACAATTTGAGCCAAACCTCACCATCCTTGTTAGGAAGCGGTAAGCTCTCAAGCTTAATGCTAATTCCCTTATCGCCTTGGAAGGCAATACCATGACGCAACCAGACAGGCTTATCCCGACCAGGTACTTCTTTGGCTTGCACAACACTAAATCGCTTGCTCATGTTTATCTCCTATATCATGTTGCAGTAAGGATAACGATATCGCCTAGCAAACGATATTACAATAGATATTCTCCACGAGACTTCATCAGAAGACCACCAGCTAGATCCTCTATGAGATAGGGAAACTTATCGTGAGGTATCAAACCGACAAGCTTCCCATCCGCATAAACACGCAGACCATCAGGAAACACCTCCCAGATAGTCACAGCATCAGTAGGCACATCAGCCATAAGACTTACGCATACGCTTCTTAGCAGCCTGTTTAAACGCAGACGCAGTAGGAGCGCCCTTAGAGCCTACCTTACGCATCTTCTCGCCAGATCCTTCAGCAATACGCTTCTTCTTAGCATGGATGTTCGCATATAATCCTGGTCTCTTATTCGGCATGGGGGTTCCTTTCACGGTTTTTCGAAAAATAGTTCTGTGGGGGACTGCACAGTAAGCCGGGCGGGGGTGGGGGGAAGGGGGTGCCTTTCTCAAATTGGAACGAAGCAGCAACAGAAGTGAACATAATGGCACAGTTATTTAACATAATGGGCATTATAGGTCACTCGTTTGTAC